TCAAATTACTTTCAAAGCATCTGCAACCATACTTATTTCTTTCTGCTTCTGATCATCTGTCGTGTGCACATAAAGATTCATTGTTATGCCTATATTTGAATGTCCCAAAAGTGTCTGTAATGTTTTTGGCATCATTCCTGCTTCAATACATCTCGTTGCAAAAGTATGTCTTAATATGTGCATTGCAATTTTTCGTATACCTGCTTTTTCACATACTTTAAAAAGCATCGTGTCGTATGTGCTATTTTTAACTGGCGTACCTTTTTTACAAACGAATACGGTATCTTTCCACTCCAAAGATATAAAAGGCAATGACTGATTTTTCTTTTTCTGTAATTTCAATAACCGAATTGCTTCATCTGTCAATGGAATAGTACGATACCCAGATTTACTTTTCGGTTCTCCTTTTCTCCACTCTTTAGTAGAATGTCGGTACTCCATAGTTTTAGAAATAGTCATGGTCTTATTTTTGAAATCAATGTCTTTCCATTCTAAAGCAACCAATTCACCAGTCCTTAAACCAGTCTGCAAGATAAAAAGGTATTGATATTCATAAGGGCAACCAACTATTTCATGGCAGAATTTTTTTTGCTCTTCAATAGTAAGTGCTTCTTTCTTTTCCGACGGTTTTCCTATGTCGTACTTTACCATTCTATTACATGGGTTTTTAGGAATTATGTCATTTTGATATGCATAATCAAGCATATTATAAAGTGCTATCCTTGCCTGGTATATTGTAGTGGTCTTATAACCGTCATCTGACATATTGTTCATAATCTGCTGGCAATGTATTGTATTTACCTCTTTTAGCAGTTTATTTCCTATGACTGGTGAAATATTCTTGTTGTAACGTTCTTTGTAATTTCTTACGGTATTCGGTCTTACTGTTTTCTCTTTTATAGAAATCCAGTAATCATACCACGCACTTACAATCATGTCTTGTGGAAAGTCAGCATTACTATGTTCATCTGAATACTGGTTATCTGCAAGCCACTTTTGACAATCTTTTACCTTTAAAAATAATTTTTGAATACGCTTTCCATTTTTTGAAGTGTATCTTCCCACATAATATCCGTCTTTTCTTTGACTTATTCCTTGTCCCAATTCCTTTCCTTTTAGGTCTTTCCCCAAAACTTTACACTCCTTTCCAATTATGAGAAAAGCCTTATGCAATCTGATATTTTATCACATAAGGCTTTAATTGTCTACAATTCCACATTATCAGAGATAAACTTTTCAAATTCTTTGCGCTTTATTAAACGTTTTTTTCCTACAAAAATTACAAAATTACATCTTGGATTGTTGGAAATTTCTCTGATTTTATTTATTCCTATATTGCTGTATTCGGCAGCTTCATCAAGTGTTAGTGTTACTTTTTCCCATACAGGAACCGTTTTATTCATAACTTCTTCACCTCCGATTTTGTCTTTTATACTTTTTACTCTTCTGTTTACGGTTGCTATCGGAAGAAAAGTTTTTGCAGATATCTGTTCTAAACTCTTACCTCCTGCAAGCAACCAAAACACTTTTTCTTCCTCTTCCGTGAAATTGGCGTTCCGGAAGATTTCTTCAAGTTCTGGCTTAGTCAGTTTTGATAACTTCATAAGCCATTCTCCTTATCTAAATTTCAGTTTAGATGTTCATAACACCAGACTTCCATCCTGCTTTTTTAGCCTCTTCTGAAAGAATCTCATTTTCTTCAGCTATAGCCATTTTTCTTTGTTGTTTTTCTAAACAATATATTGATAAAATTTCATCCACCAACTCATTAATACTACATAACATATCTCCGTCAACCTCTTCGGTTCGTTCTGCATCATTTAAAATATTTTTTATATCTTCTGCACATTCATGTATTTTTCTCATACAAATGCCTCCATAAATCTTAATATTTCAGTTTACCGTAGTAATTCCTTCGGGAATTCCTGTACCAATGGATTCCGCCATATATCCGCAAGACTGGATTTCATGAACACCGGAATACTTTCATCGTAGCAATCAAATGTAATAGATCTTATCCAATCTCTTTCAGGAATCACCTTGTCTTTTCTGTGTCCTGTCTCTGCTCCAACGATTAACCAATCTACAAGGTGAGCATCCATGTGATAATCCCAGTATTTAGACACAGTAACGTCTTCAAGTATCGGTTCAACGATTAAAAAATTCTTTGTTTGGCAACTTAACTTTGAAAATGCTTTTGCTGCAAGTTCAAGCTGATCTTCGTTTGTTGCACTTGCACCATACCACATATTGTCAGCTACAATCAGCTTTCCATTATTCTGTAAATCAACGAATCTTTCCGGGTTCTTTGTCAGGAAAAGATAATTATGTTGCGGTGCTTTTGCGCAGGCAGAAAAAACTTCCTCAATCCAAGAATCAGGAACCCAATGACCAAAAAGATCTGCCATAGAGCATACAAAAATATTCCTTCCGCTCTTTTTCTCGTATTCATTAAGCCTGTATCTATGCAGTGTAGGTTTAAATCCATATGGATACGCTTCAGCCTTCTCTGATTCATCGAAATAAATACGATCATTCAGTTCTATCAGCGCATCATCCGTCCATTTCTCTCCACCACCAGAAAATCTATTTGCAATGCTTCTTGCGTAGCAATATTTACAGCTGTGAAGACATCCGGTAACCGGATTCCATGAACTATCACACCAATCTATTTTTGTTTTTTCCATATTCCGCTCCTTTGCTAAATCCTAAGAATTTAAGACCAAAGTTCCCTTATTCCTTTCGACAGTATCCATTAAATGCATTGCTGCATTTAGTGACTCCTTCTCTGCCGGAGATAATTCATCTGCAAACTTATCAAATATGCAGGAAAGAATATTTATATGTTCTCGTATTTCTGTATTATATATTTTCATCCTATTCCTCCGTTAAATCCTAAGTTACATACTCAATTTCTCACCATATTCAGGTACTCTTTGCATCTTTGATACACTTTCGGATCGAACTCTTTCCGCTCGTGCTCGTACGCACTGTATTCCGCAGGATCGCATCCGGCAATCTGTGCCATCTTAAACATGGACACTTTCGCATCTCTTCTGAGTGCTGCAATGTAGCCTGCATACATCCCTTTGTCTCCGTTGGCTGACTGTATTCTTTCCATTTCCTGAATATCTTTCGATGCAGATGCTTCCATTATTTGCTTTATATCACATTCTTCGTTGTGGCAACCATAAAGGCAACCGTGTATGTCATTCCTGCCATCAAAAAAGCCTACCACATATTTTGTAGGTTCCTCACAGTCATTACATTTTGCATTTATAGCCATAATTTTCACCACCTTTTAACTTGCCGAACTACCGAATTTTCCTCGGTAGTTCAATTTTCCCAACTAGTAACTTGCTTTTGAGTTCCCAAGCAACAACTCAAATATCAATTTCACTTTTTAGTTCCTGATTTCACTCCCTTGCTCAATATTTAAGTTTTTGAACATTTCACACATCACATCAACCACGATGCTGTTACCAAACTGCTTGTAAAGTTGTGTGTTGCTGTTGACCGCTGCCATCTTGGAGATATCTTCATCAGATACTCCCATCAGACGTCCGCATTCTCTCGGTGTCAGCTTTCTGATACGGTACTGTGTTGCAATGTGGCTATTTGCATACCCATGTGTGCCGGCTACAAAATTAGCTGCTATACCATTATCAGAGATTACAGTACCGCACTGCGAACCATCGTTAGAAATCTGACCAACTTTTTCAATCCGTACAATCTCTTGATTTTGTGCGGTTAGTGTGGGACACGTATTGCCGTTATCTTGCACTCTCCCTCTTCTTGTTTGACTTTCCGGGTAACTTGCATCGAAGCATCCACCAACTTCACATTCGATAGAACCGCTTTTCGTAGCCTGTTTAATCAGGACCATATTATCTTTCTGCACCGTGGTAAGTGAATTGCACATTCCTTGTGCATTCGGCTCTAATCTCTGTTCTGTCGGACTTCCAGCTGTTCTGTCTGATGGGTTATCAGGATTTCTGCCACACATGGCAACTATCTGACTTTCAAGAATTTTCGGCTCTTGATTGCCACCTTGCATTGTACTCAATGTCGGACTACACCCCATCACATCATAAATTCTGTTGGTACTCTCAAATTTTGCTTCAAGAGAGCCTAAAACATTTACATCTGCCATAACTACTCCTAAATCATGCTGTTCAGCTTTTACACACCTTGCAATCGGATACACACCTCTCTGAAAATCTGCTGTTACTCCGGTGTATATACTGCCTATTGCTTCCATTCAATCACTCCGTTACTTCCGTAATTATCAAACCCTTTGTAATCCCTTGCTCTCAATGTTGTTGCAATATCAATTTTTTTATCTAATGTTGCTCCTTGGTCTTTCAACAACACAGTTTCCATCCGACCGCAAGTTTGATATTCAGCAGTCGTATCTTGCCTTGATACAGTTTGCAACTTCTCTTGATTGCGGTTTATATATTGTTCCGTCAATGCAAGTCTGCTCTGCTCTGCTCTGCTCTGCTCTGCTCTGCTCTGCTCTGCTCTGCTCTGCTCTCAGGATTGTGCTGTGGCAGTGTTCCGTTGTCAATAAGCTGTTTTATTAGCTTTTCAGCCTTTTCATTGTTGATGTAATACTTCTCGTCAACATCATCTTCAAGGTAATCTTTCAACTTCTTTTTCAATGGTATCGGCTGTGGGAAATGGTAGTTATATTCTCCCAAAAATGAAAACATGAAGCATCTTTCACGGTTCTGTGCCACTCCGTAGTTCTTTGCGTTTAAGTCCTGCCAGTAACTTACATATCCAAGACTTGTCAGAAAATCGATCCATTTTTGAAAATCTCCCATGTTTGCGTTGGCATGGACTTGCGGAACGTTCTCCATGAACAGAATCTGCGGTAACTCATTGCCACCATCTCTTATTTCTTTCAAAATACGTTCTACTTCCCACAACATTCCTGATCTCGTACCAGATCCTTTGCTCATTCCTGCCATTTTCCCTGCCACGGAAAGATCCTGACAAGGAAATGAATATGTTAAGATGTATGTGAATTTTTCTGTATCAACCACCTTTAAATCACTGCCTGATGTTGCCATTATATTCACAATGTTCTTTGTTGATTTGATGTTGTTGTATGTTTTTCTAAGCCACTTCTCTGGCTTTTTTCCAATCTGCTTCAATGTCATTGGATTCTTGCCATCATTTGATATTCCATACTTAAACAAAATATCAATCAGTTGTTTTTGTGATATGCCTTCACTATAATCTATTTTATCTTCCCCAAAATGTATGGCTTTGTATGATGCAAATGACTGCACACACCATTCACAAATTAGGTATTTTTCAAATTTTGCACCGATTCTTTCCAGTGCCATTGCCTGCGAACCATATCCGGCAAACAGTTCTATCAGCCTTATAGGCTTTGTAATCCGTATCGGTTCACGTATCATGTCAAAAATGCTCATCTGAATCATGGCATCACCCCCGGCATAAAATCAGATAATCGCATTTGTGCCATTTCTGCATCTAATCTCTTTTTGGACAAATCATAATAATGCTTGTCCAGTTCAAAGCCAACATATGGATGGTTGGTTCTGTAGCAGGCTATCAAGCTGCTGGCACTGCCCACATGAGTGTCCAATATAATGTCTCCGGGCTTTGCATAGCGGTTTAGGAGCCATTCATATAGTGCTACCGGCTTTTGTGTAGGGTGGATACGCTTTTCATTTAATGCCTTATTCCCCTGTTGAATAGTTCCTTCAGTAATGGACTTTCCCTGAAACATTCCGTTCCACATATAACTGAACAATCTTACAGAATCATGCATACTGCAGTAAGCGATCTCGCAGTCTGAAAAATCACTGTTACCATTGCACTTGTCCCATACAATTCTTCCTGGACTGAATGGATATTCAAAATAATTACATCCCCAAATTATCTGCTCTTTTGACACCCTAAACAATTCTTTGAAATAATCTTCATCCGGCACCTGCCAACATTCTGACTTTTCGTATATCCTCTGTACACCTATTGGAGATATCTTTTTACCATAGAATCCTCTTCGTTCAGGTCCTGAGAAATACGGTGGATCCACAATCGCAAGGTCAAAGTAACCATCCGGGAACTCTTTCATCCCATCCATGCAATCCATGTTGTAATATCCAAAATCCATTACGGCATCACCCCCGGAATATCCTCAAAACTAATCTGATTATCTCTTTCAAAGACAATCATCTCATTTTTGGCTCTCTGATAAAAATTGCGGTCAATCTCAAATCCGAATGCACTTCTCCCGATCTCTGCGGCTGCTCTTAAGGTACTACCGCTGCCACAGCAAGGATCAATCACTACATCACCGGGATCTGTAAAAATCTCTATCAGTTTTTTCAACACCGCTACCGGCTTCTGTGCCGGATGGATTTTCGGAATATCTTTTCCGTCTTTCTCCCAACTGAACCAGTTAAAAATCATTTTCCCAGTGCCACGGATCGTCTTTCCGTCCTCGTCAACCCTTGCACCGTTCCGGAACTTCGGCAGCTTTTCACGGTAGAACACAAGAGCATATTCAGTAGCACCAACCACACGCATATTTGCCTTAAGCACCTGCGGACTGTAATTTTTAACAAATACTAGCGGTATGTAATGGACGAATCCATGTTTATATGCGGCATCAATCAGCGTAGGCATCTGTTCAAAAGAGCAGAAAACGATCATGCAAGGACTGTTGCTACTTCTTCCCCTGGTAACGCTATTCTTGTCTTCCTTTTTCAGCATCTTTGAGCAGAAATGGAAATACTCATACAGATTGAAGTTGAAATCAGAATTGAATGCTGCCTTTCCTGCAAGTTTGCTTTCACCGTTCTTGTTATCCCCACCGTTGTACCACATAGGGTTACTGCCGTAGAAATTCTTGCCGACATTATACGGGACATCGGCAATGATAAGCTGTGCCGGAGGTATGGCATATTTCTTATAGTTCTGCATTGAATCTCTGTAAATCTCACATTTTAATTTTTTCATTTTTTTCAAGGAGACCGCATATGCTTCACTCTGGCCAGAGTCTCGGCTCCTTTCTTGGTTTTATCTAACTATCGTTTCTGCTTGTTCCTTGTACATCTTCCCCGCCATCTGCACCAAGTAGTTCTGTAAGGCTTCTGCAACGCTGATTCTGTGCTTAGTGCAATATCTGTCAACGTAGCGTTTAAAGTCCTCATTCTCGGCATACAGGGCGGTATAATCAACTCGTTCCATCTGCATCACGCTCCTTTAAGATTTCATCCAAGCAAGCATTAAATCCTGCATTCATCATCAGTTTGTCATTCTCACTTTCTTTCCCTACTGTACGTCTTTTCTCCGGCAGTTCTCTGAGCGGACAAGAATCTGGCTTTTCCCCGTAGTGTCCGCCATTTATCGGAATTTCTTTCCCTGTAATAGCGCAGTCATAAAGAGCATCGTCTTTATAACTGGGATATTTACAAGCGCAATTCTCACAGGTTTCCGGCATATCCATTACCAATGCTGCTTTGGGCATATTTCACACTCCTTTCGGCTTCTCACACCGTTCAAACGATATCACCCAAACGTAAGGATTAGCATCCCAGCTGTAGCGGTCAATGTCGGATTTTTTTACAGTTGAATCCCATAAAATCTCAAACTTCTCTAAACTAAAATCATGATTTCTATTTAAAGTTTCTCCATCTGTCACAGCACTAGTTTCAATATTTATACCCTCTCTGTGACAATCATCCACTGTGATCTCCTGCAACCGCTCCACTCTCACATCCGTAACTTTCAGCCAGATACGAGCGGCTTCTTTCGGCATGTGGATAGATGGGTGCCACCTTGCATCTCCATATATTTCATCTGTTGCCCGGTACATATAACAGCCATAGCTTTTATTCAAGACGTTCTGTTGTGGTTCTTGGTAACAATTTCCATGTTCGTCTCCCTCGCAACAACAACAATCAAAATGTTCCCATGTTTCCCGTACATACAAGATATCGCCTGGACAGATAGGACAGGTTCTCTCCGCTGTACTTAACTGTTCCATCTGTTCCTTATCAGCAAAGTTATGTACTGCATAAGTTCTCTTGTCGGCATTATAAAATTCCATATCCGGTACGGTATACTCATTTGCATCTTTGCATATACGCCGGGTGCAGGTCTTCCGTCCGTCCAGAATCGCCAGAACCATCTCTGTATTGAATAAAATCGGCTTAATTGCCATCTGAACCACCTGCCTTTACAATCTCCAACAAATCATCTACCAAATCCTTGACCTCATACATCATCATAGTGTCGTAGGATTTTGACTGCTGATCTGCTGTATTATTTCCATATTTCGTACAGTCTTTAAGGAATGCTGTGCGTTCTTCCAACTGCTCCACAACCTTGTCTGGGTCGTAGGCGGTCGGATAATCACGTAAAGCGTAAATTACGTCTTGCATATCCTCCGCATCACTACACATAACCGATCTTTCAAACGCATCTGCATCAATCAATCTTCCCATCGTTCGCCCTCCTGTTCCAATCTGTAGTTGCTTTCGTTCGCTCGTCTTTCCCTGTTCTGATGCCTCCGTCCTGATCCATGTACATCTCACATTCATAGCTTTTTGGAAATTCTGTTCCGCATTTCATACATTTGATTTTGAACATTACCCCAACAGCCGAATGTGATGACTTATTTGTAATGGTTAAGAACATTGCTTTTCCGCCACAGAACGGGCATGGTTTAAGTTCCATTGCTCCATTCTCCGTCATGTCTACTCCTCCAACAGTTCCGGATTGTCAAATACATTCCCAATCACTGAACATTCATCACCTAAAACTTCATAGCTTTCAGCAGATAATCTGTTTGTCACTTGGAAGGAAATTGTTTCATCATCCCATACGACTTTACCGATGCAATCTGCTTCTGCCAGTCCGCTTTCTGTACTGTATGAATCCCAGTAAGCAACAATGTCATTCTCCCAAATCAGATTACCGTTCTTGTCTTTCAGTCCGGTGCACTGGCAGATTGTTTCTCCGTCAACCTCAATAAATTCGTTAAAGCCAAGACCTGTGCTGTTCCACTGGATGATATAGCAACAGTCTGTGTAAGGCTCAATATAAAATGCACCCTCTACCCACTGACCATCTTTGATTCGTTTTGCTTTGAATAAATATCTATTCTGCATCCTCATTCCTCACTTTCCCGGTACGTCTCCGGCAGTGGAATCCACACCGGCTGATTCTGCAAGGCGGTGATTGCTAGCTGTAATGCATCCTCACAGCAATGATCCACTCCTGTTTGTCCGTACAGAGGACATTCTTCACAAACCTCTGAATACCGTTCACTCTGAGCCTTTAAGCAGTAAATAACTTCTTCTCTCTCCATCCTTGCTCCTTTCCGGAATCCTCGGCTTGCTCTCCACCACAGGATAACTGCAGTCATACGGCTTCGTGCGTCCGATTCTAATAGCATCAGCAACCGGATGTGTAGCCATGTAGTGTAAGTCACCGTTTTGAAAGTTTCCTGTTCCCTCTCTCACAAAGCTACACTCCTTTTTCCGTATGTACTTGCGATTCTGTATACATTGCAAATTTCTCTGTAATATTTTTCCTGTTCATGGATATGAGCATCTACACGGTCAAGTTCCGTCTCACACCACTTTGCAAATTCTTCTGTGGACAATGGTGTCTCTGAAACATCGAATTTCTCTTTGTTGTCAATCACAAAACACACCATATCGACCGGGATGTGGTTCAAATCCGCAAGAATCTGAATCTGTTTGTCCTTGTCATCTGCTTTTTCATAATTTGATAACAATTCATAGCCTGTCATCTGCATTTATATCACCTCTTATCAAGTTTGATTTCTTTGTCGTAGCAACTCTTCTTTGGATTTCCCTCTACCGGAGAAATCATCTTTTTAGGGTCTGTGGTGTATGCTCCGTTTAGCTTCACACCGACTTTCCCTTTTTCATCCACATAGCATGACGGCTTGTAACGATCCGGTGGAATGTAGTTGTGAATGCGCCAGTGCTTCACCAACACAACACCGCTGTCGAAAGATAAAAGGAATCTATTGTCTATCAAGGATTTCAAATCATCATCAGAAGCACCGCACATCCTTATGATTTTCCGTGGGTTGTTTACAAACCCGTCATCATCAGCGTTCATACAGATATGGAAATAAAGCATTTGAGCCGTAGCAGGAATATCCAAAAAAGCATCACTCTCAATTATTTTTGCACTGAACATTCGTTTTTCTGCCATTTAGAACTCCTTACTCAAAAATAGGCTTCTCAATATAGATACCGGTGTTTTCCACCAGTTCTCTCCACAAGTCCATGAAATCCTTTCCGTTGCACTTGTCTCCGGCTTTGTCCATGTGGTCAGAAAACTTATCCTTAAAATTCGTCAGCTTCTTCTTACTAAATCCATCTTCCATAAGAATTACCATTCCATATAGGATGTACCTTGTGGACAACTCATTGATAAGATTGTTACATCTGACCTGTTCCAGGATGCATTTCTGCGCTACAACCGACTTGTAATGTGGATAATCAGCTTCGGTAAATTCCTTGTACTCAATCGTCCAGTCTGCAAAATCGTTAAGCCTGCTCTGTAACTCCGTATAAGGCTCATTCTCGTACTTTTCGTTGTACTCGGTGAATTTACCGCAGAAATCAGAAAGTCTCGTCTGCGAGTACTTGTAGTCTTTCCACAAGGTATAGCAGAACAGTGTCAGTATTCCGGTGAATGGACTTCTCTCCGCAGACTGCTTCAAAAGTTCTGTCTTCCGCATAATTTTCAAAATTTCCTGCGGATTGTCATATCGTTTTGGCATTTTATGTATCACCTCCAAGTTCTGTGATGCTTGAACTCTACAAAGAAAATTTCATTTTATCAAATTTTTCAATTTGTTTTTTTAATGATTCAATTTTCTTTATTCTCATTACTTCTGCCCTTAAAACTGCGTCTTCCTTCTTTTTGTGCCAATCATTTCCGTGAAAAGTTCCATATTTTTTAGAACTTATCATATCTTCGGAAATATTTGAACAAATCTCTGCATCGTCAGTTTCTATGATTCCAGTACTAAGTGCATATTTTGTAATATATACTTTCATATTATTCACCGTCCTTTTCTCCATGTAGAAGTTCCATGAACTTCGCAAACTGCTTCTGTGATATGGAATTGTTCTGTTTCTCCGGCTTAAGGCTGATAACCAAATGTTTGTCAGCTATGTTCGCCAGTTCCCTTGCAAGGTTGATTCTGCCCTGTGTCAGTCCATCACGGTAACCTTTTCCCGGTCTGTACTCTGCGATCTGCTTCTTTCCATCACCTTGACCACCGGCTGTCTTGTTGCGAAGCTGATAACCACCGTCAGCATACTTTTTTATCCAGTATTGTTCCCACTTATCTAATTCTTCTACCGGATAGTGCAAGAATCCTATTTTCCAACCGTATATATTTTCCGCAGAATATAATCCGTGGCTTTTCATGGATAAATCAATGTGTTGATAGCCGTTAAGATGCCCTGCTAGTCTTTGGAGTAGGTGTACCGCCTGTCCCACATACGCAAATCGGAAACCATCCTCGTCTGTTCTTGTCAGAAAGTAAATTCCACTTCCATCGTCCACATGGGGATTGACCGCCAGTATTCTTTCACGATTCTTAGTTTCAATAGCTTTCGCTTTCTGAATGTTCTTCCAGTTACTCAAAATGGGCACTCCTTTCCATTCCGTAAAATCCATTCCTTGCCTGCTGCCGCATAGTCCACATTCGCCATAGGAGCAATCTTTTTTACCTCTGCGACACATTCATCAGCATCGGTTGTATCACCGCCCAAATGACACAATATGACGTTTTGCAAGGCATCTGACTTGTTCGCTTCGACAATTCCTTTGCAAGTATCCAGTTCGCAGTGACCTTTGACCTTGTGAACGTAATTAGGTGCATCCATGTCAACATATTTCTTCTGATAGTTACACTCGATCAAAAAACAATCTATCTCCTGTTTGCGGAAATTATATGGAATGTATTCAAAGTCCGTGGCATAAATAATTCTCTGTGAATACGGCAAAGGTGTCTTAATATAAAATCCGTTGTTCCAACAACCATTGTGCGGAACATCAAACGCCTGTATGTCGAAATCACCTAAAGTAAAGTGCATTGTCTCTACTTTTCCGCTTTCATACGGTGCTACAACTCTGATTCCCATTCTCCGCAAATCTTCAATACTCTTGCTATGGTCTCCTAACCATGCTCATGTGAAACTATGCAACCAACAATATTTTTTACATTCCAGTCACACATACGCTTTATATCCATGATTCCCATTCCTGCGTCAATCAGAAGTGTTTCATTCTCCGTCATGAGTGCGTATGAGTTGCCTGAACTGCCTGAACCGCAACATTTCAATTTGAGCATTTCATCACCTCACTTTCTTGTGGTTGGGCACTTTATACACAAAGCAATATAATATCGTGTCATATTTTATACTGTAATATTCTATGTTGTTCAAGGTTATATTGATGTGCGGTTTGCACCGCCTATAAAGTACCCAACCTGTATTTATTTTTTACTTAATGCCCTCTACATGGTATCTGCCGTAGCCACTACTTCTTCCACTTCCGATTCCATTTCCGAATCCTGCAAGATTTATGATGTTTACAATTTGTTCAATGGAGTATGCGTTCTCGGTGTACTGAATTGTAAAAGTAGCTTTCCAACCGCTAAATCTGTTCAGTCGCACAAGAACTGGACTTCCTTTTTTAGGTGACATCAACTTCTCGTCAATGTGATGTTCTGCAAACTGGATAGGGACTAAATCTCCCTTTGCAATGATATTTACTCCTGCATTGAATTTCGTAGCATATGTATCAATCTTGTTCTGCGTGACAGCCTGTCCGAAAGATTTTTTCAATCCAAAACCAGTAATACATGGTGCATTTTCCTTTAATGCCTTTACAAGTCCTTCCTCTGAAAAATCGGTAGGTTTTCCATTGTACCAGTGCATAGCAGTGATAATAGATTCCCATGGGTTAGGCTTCGCTGTGTCCTTTGCCTTGTCCTTGCGCTTGTCAATCAAATCTCTTGCATTTACATCATTCATCTTGTTCAGAATCAAATCTCCGTCACCTGCAATAGTGATTTCTGCGGTTTTGATGTTGAGTGGTCTAATTTCAATAACTTCCGTATTTGCCATGATATAATCTCCTTTTCTATTCTTTTGTGTGCTTACCGCTTTGTAAGTGGCATAAACAATAATTTTTGTAGTGTTCTGTTTTGTATTGTAATGTCTTGTTCTGTATTGTCTTGTAATGTGTTTTTCTTTGCTTTTGTGGCTTATGCCACCTATAAAACGGTAAGCAGTTACTGATAGCACTTTGTAAGCGATATGATGTTCTATGCTATAATTTAATTTGCTTTCCTATAATGTCCTGTTTAATTCTTATTTTTGGCGGTATCATACCGCCTATAAAATGCTATCAGTTTGTGCCTATAATCAAGTGCTTAACAAGTGAGATAAAATGTCCTATGATTTGCTTTATTTTCCTTTTTCATTTTGTCCTGTTTTCTCGATATTTTATAAAAAGCTGTTATATAATAGGTGTTTATCCCACCTATAAAGCACTTGAATATAGGTTGTTTTGTCTTTTCCTGTCTTGATTTATCCAGTTATGTTCTGTTTGATGCTTATATATATCTAAGCAGTGATTAAATCTATCTGCTCAAATACCGATTCAAGTTCAGAAAGTGTATTGTATTTCTTTCTGAAACTTTCCAGTTCCGACAACGCTCTTTTCAGCAAATCATCGTATTCATCATGGTTCGTCAAAAAAGTTCTTGTCGGCTGATACACCGTGTCAGATGTTCTGCTTAATACTCTGACGGGTGGCACATCTTCGCTTTTGGGAGCAATGTAAAGCATTCTGATAATATTTCCTGCCTGCGTGATTCTGTATCTTTCTGCTGCCACATCGTTATCCCATTCAAAACATTTATGTAATTCAGATTCCTTGTCCCTTGCTCTTTCAAGTAAAGAACTAGGTGTGATGTTCTCCAAGGAAATAATTTCTGAATAGCATTTGTTCGCATCAGCTTTGAAAATGCCGTTCACTTTCCATTTAACAGTATCTTCCATGTCCTCAATTCTCCCTACTTAAAGCAATCCGGTGTCTCTGCGCTGGCAATGTCCGTCTCTGCGGTCTGCGGCACTTCCTCAAATGTTGCGTCAGGAAACTCGATATTGTTTGCATTTGCCTGTACCTCTTCTGCCACAACTTTTTCCACATCAAGTTTCACATCGGAAACATCAGGAAATTCTTCCTGTGCATACAAACCTTGGAATTTATCCGGAAAAGCTTCTCTTAAGGCCTGTACAACAGCAACTTTTCTTATCATTGTTGCAGGCTTTTTAGACCATTGACCGTTGATTGTTCCATCTTTTTTTCTTCCAACATATTCATCGAAAGATACTGACTGGTACTCCGGTGTCTCTCTTCCTTTTATAAATACTTTCGCCCAACCTCCTACAATAGATTCGTCCTTAAGGACAAAAGATCCTTCTCTTTCTTCAACGGAACCATCTTTCTTCTGAACAATAATTCCTGCTTTTTTTCCTGCATAATTCGGATTTGCATCGGCTCTTTTTGTAAAAACATCTTTTCCGGTAACAATCGTAGCAGGATCATTGTTTCCAAACTTAATGAGGTATGCTTCTTTCAAAAAAGGATTAAGATGCTGGTATCTGCAAAGAGACATAAACATCATTACTTCCTGATCTGATACGTTTCCACCACCGCTTACAAGGTACTTTCTTACCGTTGTTGGGGAAATTTTTACAATTTCCCCATTTGATTCGTATTCCACAATTCCTGTGTTTTCCTGCTTCTTTTCGTCTGCCATGTTTCTACCTACCTTTCTACCTTTTTGATGCCGTCAATTTTGATGATGAATACCTGGCTTGTTTTGGGATTCTGAATAAGCGCAAGGTCTGACAGAGTAATATACGGATTGTCATGCTTCGCAATGTTCAAAACCTTTGCAACCATTCCGTCTTCAACAGAAACTTCCTTAACATAATTTTGCCTATAACTTCCAAGTCCACTCCATGTATCGTACGTTGAATAACAACCACCGCTTCGTGTTACCTCTACCATGTCACCGACACGGATTTCGCTGTCATCATCTTTCTGAGCTTTTTCTTCCGGTTTGTAGTTTTCAAGGACAACGTACTCTCTGTGCCATACGAAACACCTTTTAACAGAGTTTTCAACATCACATGTTGAGTTCTTAACACCAATTACTCTGAAAATCTCTCCGTTTTCATATGGTATATGAAAAGGTTTCGCATCCACAATTTTGATGTACTCACCGACTTTAGCTTTTCTCTTCACCTCCCGTACACCGTTATCAGGCTTCACATCCTCGCCCATCAGCCGATTGAAAGCCAACTTTGCACCAGTACGGAAATCAAATTCATCAGCCGGATTGCAGTTTGCTTCTGCTTTCTCGCCAGTGGACTTGTCCAGTGCTATCACTTTGTTGTCCTTGCGGTAGATGACAATAGTTGTGTCTACTTTTTCTAAAGCGGCAGAGAATATAGAACCTATTTGGAAATGTTTTAAAACAATGCTTTCCCCAACTACATCTTTGAAAAAAACAGTGCCACCACTGATTTCTGTGATTTCAATTACTGCACCCTTGTCTACAAACAATTTGCTTGTATATCTTTCTCCAACCTTAAATTTACGTTCTTTCATCTTACAGTCACCACTTTCTGTCAAAATCTTCCATTGACTTTGTAACCTTTGCATTAACCACGACAGCCGAAATCACCATGATTGCATAGACAACAAATGCTAAAATCTCCGGCAGTAGTACAAGCCACCATGACCAGCTAATCACTCCAAGTAACTTCAGAGCAATGAAAACGATCGTTAAAACCTCTGTAAATCCCATGCTATTCTTCCTCGCTTCCTAAATCTCATTGAATGCCTGCACAGCAAACAACTCATTAGCAGTTTCCTTGTAAACCTTGTCATCGACACGGACAACGTAAATTCCATTCTCAAAAGAAAGGCTCTTATCAAAAATTCCAACCTTGGGAATAAAAACTCTCTGCATCTTCAAAACATTAGATTTTCTCATATTATTTTTCCTCGCTTTCCGGCTCATTCATAAATCCACTTGCAACTCCCTGATGCACTGTCACATCAGCTTTGTAAATCTCCTTGATGCTTCTAGGCATCACATGAAATGTCACATCCGTATCAGCAATTTTGCCTTTGAATTTCAAGGCTCCACGGTCTGAAAGTCCCAGGTACACACCCACGCAACACTTGTCATCAAAATTGAATATCACGGTGTCACCGGCATTGATTGTCTCTCCGCTTGTTGTCAGAACAGAAATGACTGTCTCTTTATTAATCTGCATTCTCCGCAGCTCCTTTCTTTATCTTATCTGCAAATAATTTTGCAGAAATTTTTGCTCCAAACATGGAAAAAGTCATTAACATAAGTGGGTCTTCTTCAATTAAAGAATCAAACGGCTCTTCTGCCATTACTTTTGCTATTACATTGCACATTTCATTAGCAGAAATCTCAATTTTTTATCTATATCATAATCATTATTAGGCATTAGCTACTTCCTCCACTTTCAAGCTCGCATCATCACTTCTGCGGAACATAATCAACTGACTGTCAACATCAGGAATCTTCCAAGGATCAAGGCTCTCGGTATCGTCAACCATGATAGGCAATTCCACACCACACCGCTTCTGAAACGCATTGCAAATGTCAATCTCCGTCAGAATCCTTGCTCCGTGGTTCATGTTCCGGCTGTAAGGCTCTCCACGGTATGTAAAGTCACAACATTCTTCCGTGTCACCATTCACAAGAGGTCTGAACATCCGCACAGTGCAGAAGCAAAGATACTTGTTCACATCAGCTTCCAACAGTTCGTTCTTCTTCCGGCTGAATTTCTTTAACAGGTCAAGCTGTGCCTGCACATCCGTAATCTTCTGTGCAATGTTCTTGCGCTCCTGTTCCAGTTCTGTGATACGCTTATCCACACTCTCGTTAATGCTTACACTCGCCAAAGACTTATCAACCACAGAAATATCATTGCGGATCTGCTCTTCATCACCTTTTAACTGGATTCTGAGAAGATTCATGTCAGTGAATTTGTTCATGGAAGCTTCTTTCTCAGCAATCTGTGACTGGATAGCTTTGTATTCTTCTGTGTTGGAAATATCCACGCTTGCCGGAATGGAATTTAATGCATTATCGGCAATGGCAATCTCTTTTTCCAACCGCTCCACTTCATCCTCGGTCTTTTTCAGTTCCTCACGCTTATGCTCCAGTTCTGCCTGATCCGCTTTGATATGTTCAGCGCAGGAAGAACCCTCTTTAGTAATAAGTTCCAATTCATGTGCCTTATGCGTATCAAACTCCGTTCTTAACTGCTCTTTTTTCTCTTCCGGATATTCCTGTCCACAGTATGAGCAAATCAGAGAGTTTTCATCAAATTTAAGGCTTTTATTCAAATCCCAACTCTTCTTCAATTCCTGTCTCTTCTGCTCATACTGTGCGATACGCTTTTCCAGTTCCGTGATCTCTTCACGAATGGTATCTGCCTTAAGCAACTCTTTCTGATGCTCATTCTGAATCTGATTCAGTGTTGTGCGCTTATCTCTTCTGTCCGCATCCAGTTTTTCATTTGCTTTCTGCTGTAATGCACTCGACTGACCTTTTAACTCAATAATTCCATCAGAAAGCTTATCGTAGGACTTCATACTGTTCTGCGTATCTGTCTGCTGCTTAATGTTCTCTGACAGCTTATCCAGTAAAGCTTTCTTTTTCAGTTCCAGATCCGCAAGGTCAATATCTACTCTCTGACGGCTTACCTCGTCAATTCGGCTTGGAATTTCATCTAACAAGTCCTGCAAGCCCTTGGTTCCATTTCTTCCCCTTGTGCCGTATAACTGCGTATTGCAACGCTTTTTCAGTTCATCAACAGTGCCATCCTGCAGAACAGTCCTTAATGCTTCAAACTCCGGAAACTGATTGCAAATGTCATCATTACTGTGCTGACCAAACATATCAGTAAGAATTGCTCTCTGATCCGTGCCACCTTTCAGCAGAAGTGTCATGGCATTGATGCAAAGTGAAAACTTATCTTTTCCGCATACGCTCTCTTCCAAAAATGCTTCAAAATCTGCTGCCTTTTTTGGAATATCATTCACATAGTAATCCGTGACATTTCCGGTAAACTCGCCTTTCTTATTGAAGTTCTGACGGCATACTTTTTTCAGAACCTTGTCTGTACCACCAATCTCCACGGTAACTTCTTCGGTAATATCTCCGTCAATGTCATTGCCGTCCTTATCGTGCGGTCTGATTCCGGTAATTTCTCTGCCGTTCTCGTCACGGCATCCAAAAATATACTGAATTGCTCTTTTGATTGTGGACTTACCGGTTTCATTCACCCCGGAAACCTCTGTCCGGTCGTATAAATCAGTGTCCACTACGTTAGAACCATAGAATTTGCAGAAATTCTGCAAAAAGATGTGTTTAATCCTCATTGTTCCTATCCTCCCAAAGATATAAATACAGTGAATTTACAAACATATAGATTGATACCGGCTTGTCTGTCTCATTGATTTTCTTGTACAACTCTGTGGTTGGGTTCATCTTATCAACAACCCACTTGATCGCCTGATACACGCTTTTTTCATTTGTGCTGTGTTCCTCTCCGATAATCCGGTAGATTTCAGAAAGTCTTCTGTTCCGGTTCTCAAACATCAGCGTTTCAACCTCGATGATGTACTGGAATCCCGGCAAGTACTGTTTCAGCCCCAGTTCTACCAAGATTTTTCTCATCTTCCTTTCCATTTCCTCACTCCTCCGGCTTTCAGTCTTCTGTTACGTGGATCATGTCGTCCTCTTCGCTGATATACAAGATTCCTGCATCTAACAGTCTTGCAATCAGAATCTCATTCGCACGGACGATGGGGATAATCTGTCGCTTCTGCATAAAAATACTCCTTTCTTAACCATTTTTTCTTCCCGGTATTGCGGTTTACAATTCTGTAATAGAATGCTGTTTCACGGTCAACTTCCCATTCTTTCGGACTGTAAAATATCTTTCCGATGCACCCTTTGACGGTAAACCGCTTTTTGGCACTCATACGGTGTCCTCCGCAAGTTTTCCTTGATTCCACCATGAGAAATCACAAACGCTGTTCCTTGAAAAAGAAGTAGCACCATTAGTCCATGTAAATATTTTCCCACCTTCAAATTTTGCAAAATATCTAGGTTTCCAATGGTCACTATCGGAATCTCTTACGTACACTTTCGTGTCCACAGGCACTTTCGACCAGTCAACAGGTGGTTCAACATATTCCTGCTCTGCCCATTCTTTGAACCTTTCCCTGCATCTGCTTTTATTACTCCATGCGCAATCGGAACAAAGTATTACATTGCAATCACATAACTTTCCTTCTTTGTCCACAGCTATCTCTATACTATCAAGTGCCATGTCAATAATCTGTTCCGCATACTTCTCTCTGTTCGTCATTTTCCATTCATCCTTTCCAGTTCTGCGCTCCTGGTTAATATCCAGTCTGCGTAATCACTTAATTCTGTCTTTGTAGCTGCGTTCTTCTCTCCGTGGTAAACCATGAGGACAATTCCTACATCACAGTACTTTTCAAACAATTCCGACAAGTAGTCGGCTCCCACATGGATATTGCCGTCCACGGAGTAGATGTCCGTCACTCCCAAACGCTCCATGCGGTCTTTATGCCATCTGTCTGAAATCTGCATCAGACCTTTGCAGCCGCCACTTTCCACATCCGGTCTGCCGGAAGATTCTTTCTCGATCATTGCCATAAGCAGTTCCGGGCAGATGCCATATTCCTCACCGTACTTTACACACGATTCCTGTGCTTCCTCGGAGATAAAACTGCCGGATGGCTGTGCTGTGGATGTAAAGGTGATGGAGAGTGCTATTATAATAGGAAGAAACAGCTTTATTGTTGTTCTCATAGGCTTAGTACCAATCACCGATGAAAGTACCTAAAGAATCACTAATAACAATTCCGATGCACTTTCCATCACTATCTCTTTTGAAATCCATTTCCACGGCTCTTTCAAGTTCCAATTCTTCATTCTCGATCTCGATGTTATACGCACACAAAAAGTGCACATCCAAATTGTCAGAGTCCAAAGTTCTGAATGAATCCGCACCATCTGTTTTTGAATAGTACACATTCATATCAGAAACAATTACCCTGTTACTTAATTGTTTAAATTGTATTTTCATTATTAAGTCTCTCCTATAAATTTATTTACAAAATAAACCTGTCCTTTTCCTGTTACCTTTGTAGTCCGTGTGATACGCACTGAACCGTCCGGGTTCTGAATGGTGCTTTCCTTGACATCGAACAATCCCTGTTCAACGTATCTCTGTACTGGCATATTCTTAGAGGAACCGTACTTAATCAGATAACCTTTATTGCGCATCCAGTCAAATAACCTATTCTGTCCGATATGTACACCGTTCTGACTAATCAGCTTTGCCAAATCTCCGATAAGAATAGATGTATGGCTTGCTGATACCGCATCAGCGAAAATTGCTTTCGGCTGCATTTTTTGAATGCACTCCTGTTTCTGTGCAATGATTCTGTCTCTTTCTAAAATCTTGTTCTGTGCTACTATGAGTGCCTTTGCCATAAGTTCATCATCGGATAAGGTTTCCTGTCCGGCAATGTATCCGCCATTCTTTCTGATAGATGGAAGAACCTCCGATGTAACCCAATGCTTAAATCTCTTTGCCGAATCAAGTTTGCTTCCGATAATTGCAGAATATAAACCGCTTTCGTTTATTAAAGAGGACTTCATATTCATACCATCCAAAATGGATGATTTGGAATCTTCCTCGTCTATGCGCTTCATCATATTACTCGTCTGCGCATATCCAAGCTTGTCGGCAACATCTTTTGCTACAAACCAAGGCTCACCATCAATAGTTTTTATTCTGATTGTCCCAAATTCATCTGAATTAAATACCTGTAATTCTTCCATGTTTCTCCTTTCTATTCAGTTTTAACTCTTCTTGAATCTTCAAATGCCACAAGGTCATCCTCTGTGATCCTGTATTCTCTTCCTAACTTGATTGCCCCAAGTTTTTTTTGACGAATCCATTCCCAAACAGTAATGACTTTTACCTTGTATCTCTCTGCTACCTCTTCACAAGTAAACATTTGCGCCAAAATATCACTCCTTTCCGTAAATAATACTTGTATATACCTCGGTTTAGTGATATAATCTCCTTTGTCGAACGAGTTACATCTTTTTAACGAAGTATTTTTCTAGAAACTATTTTTATATTTCGTTTTGCCGAGGTATGTACATAGTATATCTCGCTAAACCGAAGTTGTCAATAGTCTATTTCGTTATGCCGAAATATTTTTTAAGAGGTGATATTATGTACAAAACTTTCGAAAAATTGTGTGAATTAAAAGGAATTACACCATATAGGTTTGGTAAAGATACTGGTGTTAACTCTTCTACTTTAAGCACATGGAAAAAGAAAAATTCTATGGCAGATCCGAAGACCTCTCAAAAAGTCTGTGAATACTTTGGAGTATCTATGGACTTCTTAATGGGAAAAACTGATAAAATTGTTTGTGAAGAATGTGGAACAGAATACAATCCATTTGATGACTTTGATTGTGCTATTCACGAAAATGTTCATAAAACTATAGAAGCAGCAGAAAAATTAAATATAGACTTGGTTCCATATAAGGATATTATAAAAAAACGAGTAGACTATAAAATTAAATTAGAAGATGGAACATTTGACTTCGAAAATGATTTGACTGATTATTTGGAAGTGCGATATTCTGATTATATTTATAACAATGTTGGTAGCACTAATCTCATTGACAGAATGGGTTATTATAAGAAATGCCTTGTTGAGATTATCAACAAGGGATTTGTGCCGGAAAATAATATAAACACTTTTGTAGAATCATTTGGATTAAATAGAGATTACATAGACATGAACGGAGCTTTTATAGCCAGAATAAGCAAAAATTATGATGTGATGAAACTTGCTAAAATTGCCGAAAAGCTTCCACCAGAAATGCTCAATATGCTTTTGTTTCAAGCGGAAGCTTTTTACGATAAATATACCAAGGGGTGATTATTCACCTCTTGTTTTTTCTTTTACAAATTCATAGAACCACTGCAAAATATAGTTTTCATTTATGCTTCCAAACATATTTGACAACTCTTTTCTGTATTCTTCATTTGTCATTTCTTTTTCCATCGTAACCACACCCCTCTCCCCTTTAATTCTCCGCAGAATCTAAAGTAGCGAACAAACACATTATAGAACATATGTTCTAAACAATCAATATATTTGACGCACGTTTTTTATTGTTGTAAAATATCAACAAAAGAGGACGGTGAAAACGCCAATAAACACCGCCCTCGCCAGAACTTGAAGTCCCTTGAAACAAGGGATGTTACAAGTGTATCATGTGAAAGGGGGATAAAAAACATGATAAAAAAAGACCGAATCAAAGAAATATCGACACATCTATCAGTCAACCGTGTAAATTATATGTTAAGTTTTCGTGGGAATCTCCATGAATTTCTCAATGAGCCGGACATGACGGTTTACAAGCTTTCTGATGAAGCTAATTTGCCTTATTCTACGCTTAATTCACTACTATACGGTAATTCTAACGACACGAAGCTATCTACCGCTGTTGCGCTTGCTAGAGCCTTTGGAATCAGTGTAGACGAACTGGTAGGTTGCGGCACTATGGAAGATAAGATGTTGGAATCTGTCAAGATATGCCGCAGTCTGCCGGAACACTCTCTGTACCTTATCCGTTACTTCATACGTCACCAAGCTAAAATCTATTCCAGTCTTGAAAAATCGCACAAGTATATTTCTGTCCTTAATCCACAGCTTATGAATGGAATTATCGCAACCACAAATGCTGTGGAACCCATGTGCATAGACAGCTTGCCGGAAGACATAAAATCCAAGGCTTATATCGGTGTGAAAATTCCGTGCGACTACTATATGCCGTTTTATCTGCCGGGGGAAATTATTCTCCTTGCAGCGGATCGTGAACCGCAAGACGGTGAACGATGTATTGTGACCAGTAATGGTGGGATATATATTGTCGTGAAAACACATATAATTGAAGATGGTGTAAGAAAATGGAGATATGTTCCGCTCATGTCTCCGAATAGCATACTCCCGGAAAACATTATTGATGACATGATAGGATATGTGGTTGGTTTCGTCAATAATGACGGTGACTGGGGAATCAGATAA